AGATTTACCTGGCTTTGCAGTTCCTTGCCCAATTCGGGCTAGAACCTTTTGGCCGATCTTTTGTTTTAAAGCACTGCGCAGCGCAACATTGAAAAATAAAACGCTATCGTAAGTTTTGTTGGTATCTAGGTTTACTAAAGATACCTCTACCGCCTCAGCATCGCCGTGTATTGTTTTGATGCCTACTTTGTAATCAGTTGGAGTAATGATTAGTAACTGTCCTGCTAAGTCAGCAACCTTTGGGCCGCTTTCGTTCATTGATGGTGGTGAGAAGGTCATTCTCATTCCCCCTTTTCTGTTTGATTGGTTGTTTGGATTGGGTGTTGCATTTGTTGTTGGTGAATTAGATTTGATTCTAACTCCTCTTTCAACCTTTTTAAATCATTAATCGTTGCTTCATCAAGGCTCATATTGTATCTCCAGCGCAAGCGATGGATTCATCCTTGCTAAAAGGTTGGAAATATGGGCAGTAATTACAAAGCCGGCTGCTGACTTTTGGAATAACTGCCCACATTGACGGAAACTGCTCAACATCAATTGATGTGAGCAGCGCATATAAATTGTCTAATCGCTCAAGGGCCGCCAGTGCGATTTGTTCATCGTAATCATAAAGTTCAATGTGCATATCATCTATACCACCTGATGTTGGTAGATAGATAAGTGCAACTTGATTTACTAGCAAACCCTGTTGGGCTAAGCCGTAGCCGTATAATTGAACTTGAATTTGTTGTTGAGTTGTAGCGCCACTAGATCGGCGTTCTTTTAATCCTGATGCTCCTGTTGTTTTCCAATCCATCACAATTCCGCGAACCTCATCATAGAGATCAACAGTTCCAGATAGCCCACCTCTGATGGTTACCTTTTGTTCCGTTTTGAAACCTTCTATTTTCTCAAAGATTTCTGCTAGATGGGCGTGAATTGCAGTTCCAACTTGAGCAGCCCAATTACCATTGGAGCCTTCATTAACCTTTGGAATATCAATTAACTTATAGGCTAATCTGCGCAAGCATTCGTGGCCAATCTCAGATGGGCCAATAGATACTTGCTTACTCCTAGGTGTCCAAGTTCCAGCATCTGTAATGATCTTTGCAATATCCATTGCCATTTGCTTGCTTGGTTTATTTGGTGCTACTAAGTTATTCATCATCCTCATCATCATCGTACTCATCTGGAGTTATTGGATTAAATGGCGGTGTGTCAATCATTGGAGCAGGAATGATACTACTCATCATCTTGCTCCACGATTGCAAAACGCCGAGAGTTTGAAATAACTTCTAAGGTATCTAAAACCTGCGCAGGTAAAATTTCCTTCGCACGCTTTACATCAAAACGCTTAGTTTCGATAAAACTCCATCGAACTACTGGCCGATTTTGATACATACCAACTTCAGCATCGCCAAGAGATTGCTCGATATGCGCTCTAGCAACATCTGCTACCTCTTGCCATTCTTTAATCTTGGCTAGAGCATTTTTATAGTTCTCTAGCCAAGCAGCGGTGTTGCCATCAAAATCAACAACACCTGTTTCAATTTCTACACTCACTGATTTACCCCCTTAGTTGTTTACCAGTATTTGTGCTTTTGCCAGTGAGCCCACGCTTTGCAGGCTCCACCTGAACCATAATGCCTGCCCAAGTAAGCAAGGGCAGCCACCATTTGGGCTGCTGGAGCATCTGAGCGTTTCATTCCCAGGTTCTCCATAGTTCCATCCAGTAACTGCCCAACACCTTCGGCTGAACTAACTGGATTCTTGCGATCATTCCAATTGCTCTCTTTGAGCATTAGTCGATCCCAACATTTAAAATCCTCTTTATCTAACAACTCTTTTGCTAGTTGCCTAGCATCGACTTGCTCAATTAGGAGTTTTTTCTCAATTGGGATTGCCACTTGAGGATTTACTGCACTAATTAATAAAGAGGTCATTGCGCTGACCCCGATGATGAGCGCAACTCTTTGTGTAACTTTTCTATATTCAGGTTTGATTGGATTGCTCCTTTCATTTTCACCTTTTCGTAGCGGCGAATCATCTCCTTTACATAAGGTAGATTCACTTGCAGAAAAGATGCTATGTGTTGAGGAGTATTTCCTTCATCGTACATTTTACGAACAGTTTTGGCTTTACCCTTGCGTTCCACGAACAGAGATTGTTTTTTAAATAATCTCCTGCGCATCTCGCCAGTAGTTCCACCCCAAATGCCGAATCGGATTTGCTCCTTTATAGCGTATTCCAAGCATTCCTTTCTATGTATGCAGATGCTGCAAATTGCTTGCAACTCTGGGAGGCGCTCTGCCTCTAGTATCTTTCCATCGGGAAAGAAATAGTCTTTGTTTTCCAACTTTGCGCAGAGCGCATTTGGAAATTTGGGGGAATCAGATAGGAATTCAATTGCTCTCATTTCTCAGATAGCCATTGAGTTAAATCTTGAATCACCCAAGATTTTTCGATGCTTGCATTGCGCCGTTTAACGATCACATAAGCAGGCGGAATAAAATCTAAATTTCTTGCTCTTGCATAATTCTCTGCCTCAATTACGGCTTCATCCCAAAAGGTAGGTAAATCTAACTTCTTTCGATTCTTAAGTTCTAAAATATAGGTAGCACCAGAGATGATTACAACTAGATCGCCTTCATCTCTTGCGCCCGCCTTGGTCAGCCGCTCCGCTAGGACACCAGCAGAGCGAAAGAATTTTAGAACTGCTGTTTCAAAAGCAGCACCTTTCCTACCATTTGGGTTTGCCATTACTTAACAATCTCCAATCGGATTTTGTTTTTATCTTGCACTACTTGGATTATCTCCTGGGCTAGATCGAGCAACTCTCGCTCAGATAGTTTTGCAACCTTTAATGCCATTGGCGGCAGATTCTTGCGAATTGAATCCAATCGCATTGTTGCAAAATCATCACGCAGATCAGCCTTGGATGCTTTTTTCATTTCGGCAAAATCAGTTACTTCAATTTCATCGCTGACATTTTCAATCAGATCCACGCAGGCTTCCTGCTCCTCTAAGTACAAATGGTAGGAGCCATCATTGGAAATAAAGATTCTAAAAATCTCACTCCAGTTGCTACTCATTTGCTTAGCGCTCTTTTCATCTTGGCCCTGCTTTTCTCAGCCTTCTTTACCTGACCTGCCCAATCATCGGTTCCATTAGTCAGGATTGTGGCAAGAGATGCCCCTACTAGGGCTAAACCCGCTGCACCAATCACTATTGCTATTTCCATTCCTTACCCCCTTTTAAGCCCAGGTTCCTGGGTGTAGGGCGATTGTGGCATAAGTAACTGACATTTGCGGGTGAGATAGGCCCGACACGCCGAAACCTAGGATTTGGGGTACTTGACCATATAGTCAAATGTCTATACATTTATCTTATTGGAAGGCAAGGTGCTAACCAAGGAAGGTAGTAAAAATGAAACTAATATCAAAAAGTTTTCCTTATGCCAATTGGTGTATGGATAATAGATGTGGCAATGAAAATTTCTGTCATGTATGCCCAATCTGCACTATTCATATTAAAGAACCTAATAAAAAAGGTACAAATTACACAAAACATATATCTCTAATTCATCCTGAATTAGTTGTAACTAAGGTAAGTAATTAATATGCAAACTAAAACAGAAATGCGTTCATTGGTAAAAAATATGCGCAAGCAACTTCGATGGATTGAGGATGCAATTAAAAATGGAACTCAAGAGGATATTGATCAACTATCTGTTCAATTATCTGCAACTGCTTTATTACTTGAAAGTGAGGCAAACTAATGCAACGCTCTAAAAGATATCTGCAAGTTCGCAGAGTAGTCAGAATAAGTTTCTGGCTACTAATGCTAGCCACGATTTATTTCTTGGCAACTCACATTAACTACACTGGCGACGGCTACTGCTTCGGATCAATGGATGAATGCTACCTAAAGGAAGGTAAGTAAAATGAGAAACTGTACAATGTGTGGAAAACAAGTAGAGAAATTAACTTGGCGCTGGTATCAATATGACAATGGCGAACAGTTCCAATGCCTAGTTTGCCCAAAGTGCGATGTTTTGCATTCCAATATGATGATGAAAGGGAGGTGAAATGATGGGCGCAATGAAAGCATTATTTACAGAAATGCAGATGGATATGCTGGCCTCAGCCGAGGTTCTAGTTGCTGCTAGCAATAGCAGCGATCCTGATGAAATGAGCAGGGCTATTTATCTAAGTATGAAAGTTTTAAATCCGCATCTAAAAACACTATTAGGAGAGTAATGGCTACGAAACCGCAAAGATCAGTAAGAATTGCAGATGCAATTTGGAACAAAGTAAGAATCAAGGCAGCAGCGGAGGGCAAAACCGCCTCTGAGGTAATCAATGATTATCTGAAGGATTACATCAAGTGAGAATCCTTTGGATGGTTTTGACGGTGCTAGTGGCAATCGGCAAGGGCAGGCGAGTGCTGCCCTGGGCGATCCTGGGCTTTATGGGAGGTTGGGTGGCCTTGGGCATAGTTTGCCTCAGCCGCCAGCGCCCCCTGCGCCCAGTACCCCCTTGGATGCTGAATTTGGGCTATAAGAGCCAGGCTAAGCGGGCGATTGCGGGGATCGACACGCCGAAGGATATTTTGGGCTAGGTACTTGACTATATAGACAAGTGTCTATACATTTATCTCATTGGGATACACCAGGTAGCCCACAAAAGGAAGGCAAGAAAATGACAAACAAAGTAACAGCAGATCAGAAGTTAGCATTTGTAAATAAAATAATTGGTTCAGATGTTTTTAATTCATCTGATGTTGCAGCAGTTGCAATACTTCAACAATTAATTGATAGTGCTAAAAAAGAAATTGCTACTCAAAATGTTGAGAAGTTAGATAAGCAATTACGCCAAGAGGGAAAAACAATTGCTAACAAAACTAAAATAGTAAAGATGGCAATTGCTCAATTAAACTTTGATTCAGATACAGTTTTTGGCGCTTATGCTCGTGAGTTAGGAGTTAAACTTTAAAATAGAAAAAAATCCCTACCTCTGCCGACGGCTGGCGAGGTAGGGATTTTTTATTGGGCTAGCGCTTGCGCTATACCCTGCTCCAAAGAAATCTTTGGCTCATAAATCATATTCATAAATCTTGGATTACCAACACGATACTCAACGCCAACTGGCGCAGTTATATCAGTTTGGATTGGTGCTAAATATCCAGCAGATAACATAACCATTTCTGCTAAATCAATAAAAGAGGTTGCCCTACCAGAGCAGATATTCATAACTTCAACGCCATTAAGAATGGCTGCAAAAGTTGCTTGAACTACATCATCAATATGTACAAAATCTCTTACCTGCTGGCCTGATCCCCATATTTTAAATGGTGATGCTTTCGCCTTAGCCCTGGCAATAAATGATGGGAATGGATAATCTAAAGATTGATCAGCGCCATATCCTGAAAATGGGCGAAGGATACTTACCTTCAAGCCTTCATCTCTGGCGTACTGCGCCAGCATCTCGCCAGTTAATTTACTCCAACCATAAGTTTGATCGGGAGTTCTAATGTGTTCTAAATTTATATCTTGCTCAGATAACCTTGCTTTAAATCTTGCTCGCTGCAACATAATTGGATAAGCAGCAGAGGATGAGAAATAAACTATTCGCCCAGGGCGGGTTCTAAGCGCCCATTGGAAAAGGTCAGAATCAATCGCCAGGTCAGTGGCAACTGCCAAAGGATTACCTTCAATGGTGGCTCTGCCACCGACAACGGCGGCTAAGTGAATTACAACATCAAAGTAAGTGTTATCGGCTGCAAAGAATTTGCGAGCATCGATGCCTGATTTAATATCAAAGCCAACTATTTCATTATTCTTTGTGTCTAGCGCTCTATGAAAGGCTCTACCTACAAATCCTTCATCACCTGTAATTAGGATTTTCATTTAAGTTTAGTTAGTAATGTTTGGTATTGATCGCTAGCAATGTAATTATCATAGGCAACTTTATCGGCTGAATAAACCTCTGGTGCGTTCACTCTGGCGTAATTTTCATCCATCGGCGCCTTGCCGTTGAAGGCGTGGCAATGCTCAATGATTACATCAGGTAGGTATTTAATCTTGCCTAAATCCTGCCCTAGTTTTAGCCAAAAGTTATCTAAGTATAAATGGCGCTGAGTATCAGGAACCATTCCTCGCAAGGCTTCTACAATCTCACCTGACATCGCAACCGCAGTTGGTAGGGCTGAGCCTTGGAATAGATCGTTGCCATAAACAATATCTGAGCCTGTATAAAGTTCCTCAACAAACTTCTCATCCCAGTTAGCAGTTCTTGGGCGGTGATCATCACCCATAAATGCAAAGTTATCAAACTCGCCTATAAATTGGCGGGCGATGTAATTTAGTGGATAAGCCATCCCACCAGTTTCATTATGAATCATAATTACAGATTCAACTGGCAGTTTCCAGGAATACTGGCTTCGAGTTTCATCATTAAAATCTACAATATAAAATCTTATAGCCTTTGTATTTGTATCTACAAAAGCCTGTTCTAAAGCAACGGCATTATCAGGCCGCCCCCTAGTTGGAATAAGAACTATTAAATCACTATCCACCATTTGCTAACTCCCCCGCAATCGCAAAATAAGCAGCGCCATCAATGTAATTATCTGCCTTATAGGTTTCCATTGATCTTGCTACTTTGATCAGTGCGCAAATCATAGCGCCTTGCTCTGGTGTTATCTCGCAATCGAGATAAGCAGATAGAAGCCTGCTGATACGATTAAAGTTAATAGCAGGCGTTCCATAATCATCTTGCCTGTCGGCGTAAGTGAGCGCTTTAGCCTCATCTAAAATTTTCCCCCGATTCATTTATTTACTTAGAGCCTAGGCCGTATTCTTGCTCTGTCTTATCTGCCCACTTTGCAAGAGGGGCTGCAATTCCGCCGATCAAGATTGCATATTGAGGAGCAAGATCAGCAGCCAGTGCAATTCCCATTGTTACCGCTGATGCTAGTACTGCTCTTGCATAAGATTTAAAAGCAGCAATTGTTTTAGGGTCTTTTAATTTAGCAACTAATTTATTCATATTCATCCTTTAAGGGCGAACTACGCCCATTATCAGGGAGTAGGAGCGTTTCCTAAGATACACACCATCTCCATTTGATTGACTTCCTACACTACCACTTGAGGTATTGCCTTCGATAACTTGCAGGTATTTTAGCGCAGTATTGTTCCATTTTACGATTCCGACATGATCAGGTTGAGCATCATCATCAAACTGGAAAAATACAATATCTCCAGCCTGAGCCTGACCTATTGGAATTACTTTGTTTTTCTTAGCAAACCATTTTAGGCCCACATCGCAAGAGGCAAACCCCTTCTTACTTTGTGCTGCAATATTAGATATTAAACCAGCCTCATTAAAACACCAGGAAACAAAGGTAGCGCACCAAGGTTGGTTATTTGCGCCATACCATTTACCAAAAATAGTATTGTTGTTGCCACTCTCTTTATAGCCAATTTGTGCTTTGGCTATCGCAACTACTTTACTCATAACACCCCTTTTATTTTTTAACTAATAATCTGTAAATTTCATCTATCCTGGCTTCTAGCCGATCAACTTGGCAGGTTATACTATCAATGCGATCCCGAACCGAGTTTCCACCATTGGGTTTAAGTTCGGAAAGATAACTCTTAACTAAAAATCTTACACCTGCAACTAAAAATCCAGTTAAGGTTCCAACCGCAACAGCGATTGAAGCCCATTCGTTAGCGGTCATTTGGTAACTACTAACACTTGCATCGTTCCAGTACCTGTTCCTGTAATAGCATAAATAGGAGATTCGTGATTGTTAATGGTTAATTTATCTCCATTATCCATTTCATAGCCAGTACCTGAAGTTACATCTGATCCGCCAAGATAAATTTTATGTTTTGCGTGAAGGTAAACTCCTTCGGCAACACCATCTCCTGCAACTAATAAAGTTGGGCTAGTGGTAACTGTTACCTGGGCTGAACTGATTGGCATTTCTCTCCTTAGATAAGCCCCGAATCCTCAATAGCATCGACGGCATCATCGATGCTTTTTGTTACATCTGGAAAATCAAATAGCAGCATAACTTACAACAGATTCACTAATGATCGAGTTCTACCGCTGGCGAGTTGCGTATAAACCTGAGTAGTAGCAACTGATGAGTGCCTCATCAAATCTCTTACTGCTAGCAGGTCGCCGTTTGATCTCTCTAGCATATTGGTTGCAAAATAATGGCGGCAGGCGTGAAAGGTTTTCTTTGGAATTCCAAGTCGCTTCATTTCCAAGGAACATAATTTGGTTAATCGGTTAGGAGTAACTGACCAAATTTTGCCTGGTGTTTCGTGCTTTAAAATTGTTTGAGCAACAATATCGGCTACTGGTACAGATAAATCAGTTCCACCTTTGCCAGCAACTCTGAGAATATGCCCATCATCAACTTTTTCTAAATCAACCCCACGAAGGTTTGCAACCTCCATAGCACGCAGGCCAGCCTTGCAGCCAATAATAAACCAATCTCTCATTGGTAGATCGGCTCTAGTCATAACTAATTCGGCTTCACCTGGCGTTAATGGGTGCGGTAATCCTCGCCCCTTGCGAACTGCTGGCAGATCAAGATCGGCCATATTGTCTATTAAACCCATTTTGCGCAGCGCTTTAAAAATACTGCGAACTCTTGCGGCGTAGGTTCCTTTAGTAGAGGCTGCCTTCACGGTCATAACTAGCCGTTGCAAATCCTCAGTAGTAGCCACCTGGGGATGAACTCCCAAGCGAACTAGCAGGTTGAAATCATTCCTGAATAGGGCTTCAGCGAAGCCTTGAGTTTCATATCTGTTTTTCAGTTTTTCTTTGATTATTTCTAGCGGTATTTGTTCCATAGTCAGGGAATCCTATATCTGCGAATGTTCTTTGTCTAGGCATAATCCCAAAAGGGGTAGCAGAATCGTTAGCAATTGTGCCTGGAACAATCCCCAAAGCAAGTATCGTAGCGGATTCTAGTACCGCCACAGGTCTGAAATGGGCGGCCCCTGCGGGTGGTGGAAAAGTATTGCAGGTTGTTTCAGCAACATATTCAACTTATGTACAAAACAACACTACCAATTTTGCTGATACTGGAATAACTGCATCAATTACACCAAGTTCAGCAACATCAAAAATTTTAGTTGTAGTTCATCAAAATGGTTGTGGAAAATCATCTCAAAATGCGGACAACAATTTGAAAATAAATTTACTAAGAGGTGCAACTGAAATTGTTGCAGATTTTGCTGGTAGCGCTGGTTTTACAAATTCAGCATTGTATAACAATAATGGCACTTGTTCTATTAGTTATTTAGACGAACCAAACACTACCTCAAGCACAACTTACAAAACCAGATTTAAAAATAATAGCAATAGTATTGCCGTTTTTGTTCAAAGTGGAGATTCAACTAGCACAATTACATTACTAGAAATCGGAGCATAATATGGCAAAAGCGCATCAAGTATTAGAAATGTTATTACCAAATGGCGGCTGGGTTATTTATGGTGATACTTACGAAGGTGCTGAATTTGTAGAATGTGAGCCAATCACAAAAGCACAATATGAAGCAGGGTTTGCTCAATATGATGCTTGGAAAGCAGAACAGGATGCTACCAAAGCAGCCCAGCGCCAGGCCCTATTAACCCGCCTAGGTATAACCGAGGATGAAGCACGCCTGCTATTAGGCTAAGCACAATCCTCTGAGATTGTTCTTGAAGGATAGTAGCGGATAGTGCGGAAGCAACAGGTTTAAAATGGGCTGCACCTGCTGGTGGTTCAACATTTGTTGGCGCAAGAGCAACTGGAACTACTGGTCAAACGATAAACAATAACACTTATACCGCTGTTTTATGGACAGTAGATACTTTTGACACAAATGCAATCCACGATACTTCTACTAATACAGATAGATTCACTGTGCCAAGTGGCAAAGCAGGTTATTGGACAATTTCATCAATCGTTTTATGGGCAGGAGATTCTGGTGGTGAAAGACGCATTAAAATTTATAAAAATGGTTCAGGAGATACTTTAACAGATTATAGAATGAGTGGGCAAGGCACCACAGGAGTATCACTTGCAATAAATAGCACTTTTTATTTAACTGTTGGTGATTATCTTTCTATTTATGTTTATCAAGATACTGGTGGTACTTTAAATCTTGACAGAGAAATCTCATCCTGTTCATTCTATTACTTAGGAGCATAAATGGAACTTTGGGAAAAAATTATAGAGGCATTTCCAGAAATTAAAGCAACTGATAACTTTGCTAATTTAGGAATTGAATTACAAGATGATGGAGATGGTGCTTATATTGCCAAATGGGAATACTCTCAACCTATTCCAGAGGGCTTAACACTAGGCAAACCCTCAGCATAATCTTGAGGGATTGTGCCTAGCCTAGAAGTAGCCTTGCCTCATCCTCGCTAATTCCAAGCCGTTCTAGCAGGGCTGCCTTTTGGGTGGCCCTTGCTTCGGCTTCGGCTAATTCTTGAGCATACTTTTCTTGTAGTAATTCGTAGTTTGCTAATTCAGTTTCATTAGCATCTCTTATGATTACTTCCTGTGTTTGTGTATTTACTTCTTGTATTTTCATTATTAACTCACTCCGTATAGTGTCATTGTTCCGCCTGACCAAGTTCCTGCGCCGACTGTTAGATCAATCTGACTAATAGCACTTGCAGTAGTATTAAAACCTTCCCCCATTACAAAGAATGAACCAGCGCTTGTTCTGTTGTAAACTAATTTCCAATCAACAGATTTTGCGCCGCTTGTTGCATAGTTGTAAAACCAAATTACACCGACTGCTTTATTTGTTGCCGTAGCACTATTGGTTACGCCAGCCATAGCAATAGATGTAGTTGCATAAGCGTTGCTCTGGCCGTATGTGCCTGCTGTATCAAAAATTCTAGCATAAGAATAAGTTGATGTTGATATTCCATTTAAGGTTAAACTTAATGGCTGATTATCAGAGGAAGCATAAACATCTTGAAAAACCAAACAAAGATGTTTGTGTGATCCAGAGATAGTTGTAAAAGATGTAGTTGCCGTAGATGGTGTAGTGCTTGCTAGTTGCGTAAATCCACCACCAGCAGCAGGGGCAGCCCATTTCAGACCAGTTGCTTCCGCACTATCCGCTACAAGTGTGTGGCCGTTTGTGCCTACTGGGAGGCGGGTATCGCTAGTTCCAAAGGTATAAAGATCACCCTTGGTAGTTAATGGGGATGTTGCGCCTACCTGGATATAATCATAGAATATAGCGGCTGATGCGCTAGTGAAGTATAGAATACCTGCATCGTTCTGAGGCAGAATCAAACTTCCTGCGGTAGCAACTGTGGCAGTTCCAGCAGTTATGGTACAGGCGCCTGCTCCTAAATTTTGAATAAATACAGTATCACCTGCTGCAAACAAACCTGTGTTTACAGTTATGGTTGTTGCACCTGCTGCATCCATTGCAACAGTAGTTCCTGCATCGGCTGCAACTAAAACATAATTTGCAGTTTTAGCAGTAGCAGGGCCACCGCCCATAGCCGTTTCTTGCAGGCTAGTCATCTGGGCTGCGGTAAGAACCTGCCCAGTGGTGAAGGTTTGTTTTGCCATTTTGCTCCTTAATTAATAACTCAGAATACCAGAACCCAAGCGGCCCTGTAAGGTGGTGCTGTCCAGAATGAAGGCTTGGATTAGGGGTTCTGCTGTTAGTATTTTTGTGGTGAACATAGTGTTGGTTATATCGTGTTGAACGCCCTGCACAAATAATTCCTTGGTAATAGTTGATCCACCTGGAACAGTTTTTGTAACATTGACTAGATCAAAGATTTCAAGTTCCAAGCCTGCCAATATTGCTGCTGGCTCATTAGGATCAAGAAGGCTCATTGTCATTGAATCTATGCGATCAGTAGTGTTCTTTCTAGCCTCTAGCAAGGTCTGAGCCTGATCTAAAGCCTCAGCATCGGTTTGAACTAGAATTCCTTGGCGTTGGCCTGAATGTAAAAAGAAGGTATCTATCGAATTTTGATCAAATACATTCTGAGGTGTTCCGCCTAGGCGGGTTACTGTTACATCATTAACCAGCAAAGTATCATCATTGGCAAACTCAATTTGTTGATAGCCAATACCTGTTCCATCATCTGCAAAAACAATCGGAGTTTCATCGGCTTTTTTACTGATGGTATCTCTTGAGAGAAAGGTTGCATTACCTTCGGCATCAATAAAGAACCCACCGAACTCTGAGGTTTCTGCCAATTGCATTGCAGTTAGTAAATCTCGATCAGCAGTACCTGGATCAGCCTGAAGGGTGCTGTTACCAGCATCGATATCACGCTGAGATGTGGGCCATAGAGCAAAATCTAAAAATGATTCAATTCTTGCTCCGCTTAATTGAGGCGAGCCTGCTCCTGGAACTGTACTGATTCCAATGTTATTTAATAATCTGAACCCATCAACACATTGAAGTGTAATTCTTGATGTATCCTCAATGCCTAATCCATAGGTGCTGTTATAGGTTGTAATGTAACCAGAGTAGAGATAGTAACGATCAACTCCAGTGCCATCATCATAATCTGCCCAAATACGAATCTTGCGCAGTGGTAGCAATTTGCCAAAGTAGGGAGATGAAATATTCTGCGGCGACCAATCCCCATTATCATCTGCTAAAACTACCGATGCAATGCCAGCCTCAAATCTATTAAGGATTCGGTTTCTGCCTCGGCGAATGCTAATTTGCAAGGCAATATTTGAAACATCTACTACATCGCCTGGGGTATCTGCCAAGATACCAGTGCCAAGTGGTGTAGTTGGATCATCGAGCAGAAGGGGGTTTCCGAAGGCAGGGCCGTTCGCAAAGTCAATAGAAACACCAACAACAGGTGTACCTGGCATTACAAATCTAACTTCCTGGCATTAATTGATCTGCCTGAAGTTTGACCAGCGAGCAATCCATTTCTGATTGATTCTTGCAAATCAGATTGAACAACAGTATTGCCAGCATTATTTACAGTTACATTTATTGAGCCACGCTCACCTGCTCGATAAGATTGATAATCAGGTAATTGAGAACTTAATAATGGCTTAGGCTTATCACCACGCTCACCTGCTCGAAACTCTTGATAACCAGGCATTGTAGTCATTGGGCTTGGTATTACCTCTGGCCTAACAATATCTTTAGTTATTCTATCAATAACCTTTGGATCAATAGGTTGGACATCAATAGGAGGAACAACAATAGGGGCAGGAACATTGCCGCCTGGTGGTATCACAAATGAACCTTTACCTACCGCTGCAAGGTATTTATTTAATTCTGCAAGAGCAGTTTTCCAACCTTCGCCTGCGGCTAACCCTGCTGCATCCCAGCCTGAGCCAAGATTCACATTGCCAGTAACTGAAGCGATGTATTGGAGAACTTGATAGTTGGTTAAATTCCACTTACTAGCAAGAAGGTTTACTTCCTCACTTGAAATCTTTTCATCAGCGATAACCATTAAAATATCGGCGTATCGTTGCGCTGCAATATTCATACGCTCAGTTGCATTATAGTTAGCAAGCAGTTGATCGTACATATTCTTTTGAGCAAGGTTTTGTTCTTTAAGAAGGTTTAATCTAACTGCCTCAAGTTGAATTGGATTAGTTTCAGATGTAGGTGTAACACCCATTGCCTTTAATTTATTTAAGGCTTCTTGAGTTGCAAGTTGTTTCTTTTGCTCAGCAGTTAGTTTTGCAGTATTGCCAACTATCTTACCAGTAGCGGTAACAACTGCATTAGCAGCCTTAACCCCAGGTGGGCCATAGACATTTCCCCAACCAGGAGTTAATTTTTTTATTCCTTTAGTTTGATCATCAATTGCATCATTAGTTTTATTTAAAGCCTTATAGGCAAGCACCGCTGAGCCAGCGAAAACTGCTATTGCTGCTGATGCTGCCAATGCTGAAACACCACCTGTTGCAAAAGCGGTGGCTATTCCTGCGCTAGTGGCTGATGCTGTTTGTTTAACAAAAGCGATTCTTAACAAATCAATTATTGCAATTAATGCGGCAACTCCAGCATAAACCTTAGTTGCAGCAAAGGTGGCAAATAGTAATGTTGAAAGAACTTTTAAAGTTCCAAGATTGCGGCTAATAACACCAAAAAAGTCAGTTACATTTTGAATTAGAGTAGGAATTTGCCCAAGGATGGTTGCTAGTCCAGCGGCTAATTCATCTTTATTGGCGTTAATCCAAGCCTCTAATTGGGGTAAAACCTGAGTTGAGATCACACTAGCAAATTGCTCGATTACAGGAAGGAGTGCATAACCTAGAGTTTCAAGGATTTCGCCATAGGCAATATTTAATCCCTGTAATCTACCTTCTAAAGTTTTTGCACGAACATCAGCCTGATCTTTGAAGGTACTATTTAAAACACTAAGAGCCTTATTAAAATCTTTTGATTTGATAGTACCCGCATCAAGTTGAATACCAACCTTAGTTAATGCCCCAAGATTACCATTTGATGCCTTAGCCAATGCCAAAGTAACAGTTTGTAAATCTTTACCAGTTCCAGCAGAAACATTAAGCGCAGTTCCAAGTAATGATTGCGCAGAGGCAACATCGCCAGTTGCTCTGGCTAGGGTAGCCAGCGCTGGGCGGAGTTCATCATCGGCAACAGAAACTTCTTTTTGTAGGGCGGTTATGTACTGCTCGGTACTTGCAATAACAGCATCTGTTGCGCCAACAGTATTTCTTAAAGTAGAAGCAAGTAATGCTTGGCTCTTTTGATCATCCATCGCAGCACGAACTGCATCGGTTCCAACCTTAACGGCAAACGCACCAACGGCTGCGCCTGCTGCGGCAAAGGCTAAGGCTGATTTTTTAGCAAACTTATCAAATTGTTTGCCAAGATTTGTTATATCTTTTTGAGCCTGCTTTGAACCTTTAGCGGAATATTGGGTGATAATCCGAGCAATAATTGCGCCAGTTGCCACTTTAACTCCTACCGTTTAAATTAGTTTGTAATGTTTTTTTAGCATCCTCTAAGGCTGCTGCAACTCGCCTTTGGATTGCCTCTTTATCTTTATCAACAACCGCCCAAATAAGGCGAGAGGCTTTGCCAAATGAATTGCTTAAATATCTAATAAATTGATTTCTCGATGCGTTGCCACGCCTGCCAGCAACTTCAAATATTGCACCTGCGGCGCTCTTATTAATTAAGGCACCAGCGCTAGTGGTGTAATCACCTCGAACTTTGCCTTGCGCTCTGTTTTTAACAATCCCTGATTGAATTGTACTAACATCCCAG